ACATTAATATGGATGTAAGACAAGCTCCAAAGACTTTATCGAAAGATGGGTTAAAAATTAGAGCGGTAGGAGATACTTCAACAGGTAAAGGACTCAAAATTAGAAGTATTAAATAAATTATTAAAATAAAAAAAAGTAATTATGTCAGTATTATTAAACCCAAATTTTCAATTACAGCCCTCTGCACAGAGAACTGTGTTGCAATCTAACTACATAACAGACTTTAATTTCTTGAATCAGTATTTACCAGATACATATGAAAAAGAATTTGAGCGTTATGGAAATAGATCAGTAGCATCTTTCTTAAGACAAGTAGGAGCTGAAATGCCAACTAATTCAGATTTGATTAAGTGGGCAGAACAAGGGAGATTACACGTTAAATATACAAATGTAAACGCAGATAACTTACCAGCACAAGGTGCTGCAGCTGCTGCTTTTACAGTTAACGATGTATTAAACCCTGCGACTAACGCAGCCGCAAACATTTCAGGACAAATCGCAATCAGAATTGGTCAAACCATTATGATTTCTGATAACACTCCTGGATCAACATTAAGTAACAAAGCAATTGTAACAGGTGTAAACTATGGTACAGGAGTAGTAACAGTTGTATTCTATGAAGCAGCTGGTCAGACAATGGCACAAAACGCTACTGTAACTATCTTTGTTTACGGTTCTGAATTTAAAAAAGGAACTGATACAATGGCTGAATCATTAACTTCAGATGATTTCATTTTCCAAAATTCACCAATCATTATCAAAGACAAGTATAGAGTTGCTGGTTCTGATATGGCGCAAATTGGATGGATTGAAATTTCAGGAGAAGATGGAGCAAACGGATACTTATGGTATCTAAAGTCAGAGCATGACACTAGACTAAGATTTGAGGATTACCTAGAAACAGCAATGGTGGAAGCAGTTCCAGCAGCAGTTGGTTCTGGTGCAATCTCAGCAGCTGGTGATGTCGGTGACAAAGGTTCTGATGGAATCTTCTATGTTGTTGAGCAAAGAGGTAATGTGTGGGGTGGAGGAAACCCTGTAACACTTGGCGGATTTGATTCAATGATTCAGAGATTAGACAAGCAAGGAGCTATTGAAGAAAATGTACTATTTGTAAATAGATCATTCTCATTTGATATAGATGATATGTTAGCAGCACAAAACTCTTACGGAGCTGGTGGTACTTCATACGGTCTATTTGACAATGATGCAGATATGGCTTTAAATCTTGGATTTACAGGATTCAGAAGAGGTTATGACTTCTACAAGTCAGACTGGAAATATCTTAACGATGCAACTATGAGAGGTGATTTAGTTGGTGGAGCAGTTAATGGACTATTAGTTCCAGCTGGTTCAACTACTGTATATGACCAAATCTTAGGTAAAAACGCTAAGAGACCATTCTTACATGTACGTTATAGAGCTTCTGAAACAGAAGACAGAAGATATAAAACTTGGATTACTGGTTCTGCTGGTGGTGCATCATCTTCTAACTTTGACAGAATGGATGTTAACTTCCTTTCTGAAAGAGCTGTATGTACTTTAGGTGCAAACAACTTCTTCTTATTCAAGCAATAAGATAAGCTAACCAAATATTAAGGGGGGTGTAATACCCCCCTAATATTTATTTTAAAATTTAATTAAATTATATTACAATGAAAAAAACAAATAAATATGTCGCTAAGACATACAAATTAAAAAGTCACGCTACACCTCTTTCTTATATGTTAGCGTCACGAAATTCAACAAGATTTCCCTTATTACATTTTGATGAAGAACAAGGAATTAACAGACCTTTGCGTTATGCAAGAAATCAAAAATCTCCATTTGAAGATGAACAAGATGGTAATGCTATATTAGAACCTATTGTTTTTGAAGATGGTTTTTTACATGTTCCAAAAGAAAACCAAGTACTACAACAATTTTTACATTATCATCCTCAAAAGGGTAAGGTGTTTACTGAAGTAGATAAAGCTAGGGATGCAAGTGAACAAGTAGAGTGGATGGACTTTGTTCTAGAAGCACAAATACAAGCAAGAGAATTATCGGTATCTAAATTAGCTAGTCTTGGTAGAGTTGTTTTTGGTCAAAAAGCTGACAAAATGACTACAGCTGAGTTAAAAAGAGACATGCTTGTATACGCTCAAAGCGACCCACAAGATTTTTTAGATACTTTAAATGATCCTATGATTCAGGTTCAAGATGAAGTTGTTCAATTTGTAAGCGCAGGATTATTAAGAATTAACAATAATAAAGTTAATTTTAATTTACCAAGCAATAAGAAAAAATTAATGACAGTTCCTTTTGGCGAGGATGCTCATTATATTTTAGCTTCTTATATGCAAAGTGATGATGGTCTAGAAGTCTATAAGTTGTTAAAAAAACACCTTAAGAAAGCTGAGTAATATTTAGTATCTTTACAGCTAAAATAATTATTAACCCATTAAATTTTTTAACTATGGTAAAATATCTAAAAATGAGTGTAAGCGACACTGATTATTTAATTCCTCTTCAAAATATGTTGGGAATTGAATTAGGAGCTAACTCTAAAGTAAACATTCTTTCAAGTGCAGTAGGTCACAGAGCTACTGGTGTGTCTGAAGTATTAGGATACGAAATCACTGCTACTACAGCAAGTGATGCGGCTAAGACTAAAGAGCAACTTAACAGCATCGTGGATGCAGTAGAGGAAGCTCTAAGTACAAGCTGGCAAAGTCCGTATTATGAACTAGTACCTAAGTACCCTATAACAGGTGTTGCTCAAATCGAAGTAGAGTGGTCTAACTAAGACAACTTAACTAAAAAGAGAAAGAGGCTTAAAAAATTAGGCCTCTTTTTTTTTGCGTATATTTGTAAAAATAATTATACACTATGCCAGCAAATATTAATGAGGTAAGAAACACTGTTTTAGCTATTGCCAATAAAAATAATTATGGCTACATATCTCCACAAGATTTTAACTTGTATGCTAAACAAGCACAAATGGATATGTTCGAAGATTATTTTTATCAATTTAATAATTGGAAAAATAAACAAAACGCCAGAATATCAGGTACTGGGTATGCTGATATAGTTAAAGGATTGGTTGAAGTAATAGATTCATTTTCTGTAGAAGCTTTTTTAGTTCAAACTTTAGCTAATACATATCAATTACCAGCTGATTATTATTTAATTAACAAGATTTTTTATTACCCTAAAGTGCTTTCTAGCGGAACAAACACTACGGTAACAGCATTTAAATTAACAGACTCGGCTGCAAGTTTTTCAAATTTAACCTCACCATACACTCCGCCTATTTCAAGCTTAATAGTTAACACAACTACTTTAGGTCAGGCGTTTGTAACAAATGTAGACAACCCATCTGTACTGTCTATTAGCGGAAACATTATGAACTTAAATGATAGTTATGTTATTTATGATAACACAAAAATTACAGAAGTAGAGAGAGTTAGTCAAAATAAAATATTTTATTTAACTAGCTCCCCACTAACCGCTCCTTCTGCCCAGTTTCCAGCTTACGTTCTAGGCGGAAACACTGTGACTGTATACCCTACAGTATTAGGGCCTAATGTGGGGAGCAATATATTTAGTCAATGGACTGCTTCTAGTATAATGTGTCAGTATGTAAGATACCCTCTTACGCCACAGTGGACGTATGTAACATTAACTGGAGGTGAGCCTTTATTTGACAACACTTCAGCTAGTTTTCAGGAATTTGAATTGCCTGACTCAGACGAGCCAGCGCTAATTGCTAGAATTTGTCAGTATGTAGGTATAGAAATTAGAGAAGCTGATGTATATAATTTTGGAGAAAAAGAATTAATAGAAGAAACACAAACAACAACATAATATGGCATATATAAATGATTATCAATATTACGAGAACGGAGGAAATCTTCCTGCAGATGCTAATTGGGGTTCGTATCAATATGTGTCGTTGGAAGAGGTCGTTAATAACTTCATGTTAATGTACACTGGTAACAATGAATTATTAAATAATGTTGAAAGATATCAGGTTTTGTTTTATGCAAAAAGAGGAATACAAGAGCTGAACTATGATGCTATGAAAGAGATTAAAATCTTAGAGTTAGATGTGTGTAATTCTTTAAGATTTGTTCTTCCTCAAGACTATGTAAACTGGGTTAGAATATCTATATATAAAAACCAGGTGTTACTACCTTTATCTGAAAACATACAAACACTTTGGAGTGGTGCGTATTTACAAGACAACAATTGTAACATTCTATTTGATCAAGACGGTAATGTGTTAAAACCCCAGCATTCTTCTTTAGATATGGATAGAATAACTGGAACGAAAAAAAGTATTTATCTTAATGAAGACAGTCCGTTCAACCAGCAACTAGGTTACAACGTAGATGGATACTGGTATTTTGATTATGCAATTGGAGCAAGGTTTGGATTAAATACAGAAACCGCTAATCAAAACCCAACATTTAGCATCGATAAAAAAGCTGGTGTTATCAATTTTAGCTCAGGGACATTAAATGAATTAGTTATTTTAGAATATGTATCAGATGGTATGGAGAGTGGTAATAATGCAAACATAGAAGTAAATAAACTTTTTGAAGATTATTTATATGCATATATTAGATATTCTCTATTAAGCGGAAGATTAGGAGTGCAAGAATACATAGTAAATAGAGCAAGAAAAGACAAGTCTTCTCTATTAAGAAATGCAAAAATAAGATTAAGTAATATACACCCTGGAAGACTCTTACAAAACTTAAGAGGTCAGGCTAAATGGATAAAGTAATATGGCTTTAATAAGCACAAATTTTGTACAAGGTAAGATGAATAAGAGCGTTGATGAGCGCCTTATTCCTGAGGGTCAGTATATTGACGCTATGAATGTGCGTTTAGGGTCTACTGAAACCACTGAAATAGGTGCTGTAGAAAACTCTAGAGGTAATACTCAGCTAACTAATATTTCGGATTTAGGGGGTAACCCAAGATGTATTGGAGCTTATGATGATGGTATAAGTGAAACTATGTATTGGTTTATTACATCTGACACAACAGACATGATTGTGTCTTACCATACTCCTACACAAGTAACTACTAAACATGTAGTTTCTGTAAGTGTATTAAATTTTAATTCTCAGTATTTAGTAACAGGTGTAAACTTAATAGAAGACTTGTTGTTTTTTACAGACGATTTTAACCCGCCTAGAAAGATAAATATAAACAGGAATTACCCTGAACCAAGCGGAAGTCCTTTAGTAGACAATATTACTCCTGAAGATTTAAACGTAATACTAAAACCGCCAGGATACGAGCCTTTAGATAACTTACCAGCGCCTGATGTTAGTTTATTAAATATTCCAGGAGAAGAAAATTATATTGAAGATAGGTTTGTATCTTTTGGTTACAGATATAGATATCAAGATAAAGAATATAGCGCTACATCTTTATTTACAGTTCCTGCTTTTCAACCAGGCACTTTTAGTTTAGACCCTAATAATTATAATAACAGAGGAATGGTAAACAACTTTAACTCTGCTAATGTAACTTTTGATACAGGGCCTTCAAGAGTAATTGAAATTGATGTGTTATATAAACTAACTACCTCTACTACTATTTATGTAATAGAAAGATTTGTTAAAGAAGATTTAGGGTGGGGTGATAACACTAACCAAACAATTTTATTTACTAACAGTAAAATATATACAACTTTAGGATCAGACGAACTATTAAGATTGTATGATAATGTTCCACGTCTAGCAAAAGCGCAAACCATTATGGCTAACCGTTTGGTATACGGAAATAATGTGGACGGATATAATATAGCAAATGCAGCTGGACAAACACTTTCTCAAAATTTTAACACTAGCTTATTAAGCACTGAGCTTTCTTTAACTGAAGGCCCAAGCCCATCTTTTAACACATCAGTTTCTGGTAACGCCAACTCAATTGATTATGATATAAACCCAAACAGTCTAAACTTTACATATGCTAATAGTACAGTTACTTTTGACTTATCAGACTTTGTAGCTAATGTTTCAGCTGGACTTCCAAATAAACTTTTAAAAGGAACTCAGCTTAACTTTAATTTTAATGTTGAAAGTTACACATGGCAATCAACCTCAACTGATGTAACAGGAACTACAGTTACCACCTGTACAGCAGCGGGTGCGCCTATAGCAGACTGTTCTTGTTTTCCTACGTGGAGCGGAACAGACTCTCCTTTTGATATATCTTTTACTTTTAGATTAAACCAAGACTACACTTCTGTTTTTGATATGGTGAATAGTTCTGAGTTTCAAGCACAAGTAGGAACTCAGTTAAATCTTAATATGACTGCAATCTCAGCGTGTGGAACTGCTAATCAAGGAACATCTATGGCTGATAACTTTAATTGTTCTGTGGCTATACCAACTGCATGTGCATATACAAAATTTAATAGTAGTATAAATTCTGCCGCCCAACAAGGTTTTAGGTTAACTACAACACCAGGAAGCAATCAGTTCTCATTACAATTAATTGCAATGAATTCACGATTTGTAGATGGGGGAGGAATTACTCATAATGTGTATGAATACTTTAGGTTTGTAAACGCTAGTTTTTTCTATATTAGCGACCAAAACACTTCAAGCCTACATAGTAATAGAGATTATGAAACAGGTATTGTTTATCTTGATGATTACGGAAGAGCGTCTACAGTTTTAGTTTCTTTATTTAACACTATATTTGTTCCACCAGCTCAGTCTATTGATAAAAATCAAATACAAGTAACTGTACCTGCTTTTGACCAGCCTCCATACTGGGCTAACTCATATAAATTTGTAGTAAAACCAAGTTCAACAACTTACGAAACTATTTTTGTAAACTTCTTTTATGTTGACCCGCTTACTAATATTACTTATTTTAAATTAGAAGGTGATAATATAAATAAAGTAAGAACGGGACAAACCTTAATTGTAAAGAAAGATACTAGCGGGCCGACAACACAAGAAATAAAAGTAACCGTATTAGATACTTCAGCTCAAGGAAGAAACTTTTTAAACGCTGACCCCACAACCCCCACACCAGCAACAAATGTTCAATTAGCTGGGTATTATATGCAGTTAAAAGCTATTAACTTTTCAGCTGCCGCACAAGATGGTGATGTAATAGAAACTTGGCCTACTAAAAGTGCAGGTTCAGTACAAACAGGGGTTTTTCCTTGTTCAGGTGGTTATGATTGGATTGGTACAAGATCAAGACAAAATATAGCGTCTGTTAGTTACAATAGATGGATGTATAGACTAGCTCAGTTTGACGACTTGAATAACCCTGACTATAACAATATGAGTAATATTGATTTACCTGCAGGGTCAGTAGTGCAAATTAAAATTGAAAACAAAAGAAATGAAAGAGGAAGTAAGTGTGAAGGGTTGGAATATATATATGACAAACAATATGTTGTGTCGCAAGACTATGCTTCTTTTAGCGCTTGGTGGTTTGGTGACAACATCGCTATTGATACAGGAGATGTAATCGCTGGTAACTTAACAAACACTTTTAATAATACTGTTATAAATTCTGCAACTATACCTCCTTGTAAATCTGACATCCCAGACCCTCCTGGATTTGGACAAACACAATATCATTTTATAAAAGACTCAAATGGTATTGAATATTTTGCAATTGCAGTTGCTATCCCAGCCTGTGCAGGATCTGTATTTGCAACCGTAAGAGACTCAATATCTTCAATGGAGCTTGTAGTGTACAGAGCAGATAATGCAATTATATTCGAAACTGAACCAGCTGATGCTGACCCAGATTTGTTTTATGATTCGTCAGAAAAATATCCAGTTGTTCACGGAACTCAAAGAGCTTATCACGCAACAGGCCCTGTAAAAGCTAACTCAACAACGACTAGCGCTTCAGCTAATAAATTAATTGACAGTACAGCAAGTTTTATTGGGGTAGTTGCTGTAGGTGATTACGTATATAATACCACTACAGCTGGAACTCCCAATACAGCTTTAGTTACAGCGATAGATAGCGGCACTCAATTATCTTTAGATGCTAATATTTTTCTTTCAGGTGTTGAAAACTACACAATAATAAGACCTTATGCGGGTAACACAAATCAAAACAACACAACTAATGCCGAAATAGTATTGCCTTTTATGAATTGCTATACATTTGGAAATGGAGTTGAAAGTTTTAAAATAAAAGACGCTTTAGATGGAAGGTCTTTTAGTTTAGGAGAAAGAGTTTTAGCTGTATCAAACGCTGATTATAAAGAGGCGGATAGATTTGCAGGACTAACATATAGTGGATTATATAGTGGAACAAATAATTTAAATAATTTAAATGAGTTTAATTTAGGTCTAGCTAATTTTAAAGACTGCGAAACTTCATTTGGCCCTATACAGTATTTACACGCAAGAAAGACAGATATACTTACTCTTCAAGAAGACAGAATAACATATGTTTATGCGGGTAAAAACATACTAACAGATGCAGTTGGTGGAGGTTTAGTTACCTCAGTACCTGAGGTTTTAGGTGAGCAAATCGCAAGAATAGAAGAATATGGAATTAGTTTTAATCCAGAAAGTTTTGCTTCATTTGGTTATGACATGTACTTTACAGATACTAAGCGTGGAGCTGTTCTTCAGTTAAGCGGATCAAGCGCCTCTAACGATGTATTAAATGTGATTTCAGAACAAGGAATGCGTTCATGGTTTAGGGATCAGTTTTACGCACAACTTTTAACTCAAAAAATAGGAGGTTACGACCCTTATATGCAAGAATATGTGTTAAACAGCAACACTATAGAAGTTCCTTTTGAAGCACCTAAAGTTCCTTGCGGTCAAGTATTAACTCAATCAAGCAGAACCACACCTTATGAATACACAGTGGATTCAGGGAACGTAATTGGCACGGTAGGTATTAATTTAACTGTTGCTGGAGGAAGTGGAGATGTACAATTAACAGCGGTTTGGAACGGTATTAGTTTCCCTAATGCGCCTGTAGGCCCTGGGACGTATAACTTTACAGTTAATAAAACAGCTAATTCTCCTAGCGATATAATCGTAACAGTTACTCCTTCAAGCACAGCAACCTACACAGTCGAAGTTAAATGTCCTCCAGCTGTTTATATTACTGTAACTCAAGTGGTAGTAACCACAGCTCAGGATGTTGGAAAATATATTCACGCAGAATATTACTGGTCAAATAATGTAGTAACAAGCCCTATCTCAAGTTCAATGGTTACTTTCGGAAGTAGCACCACAACAGCTTCACTTTTCTATTCTCAAACAGGAGTGCGTTCTGTAGGTGTTTTCCCTTATGATGGGGTAAATTTAATTTTAAGAAGCAATAAAATTAATTTTGACGACTTTGATTTTGATTCTGCAAGTAATAAGTTTAGATGGTTAAGCACAAACACGGTTTATCAAAACACACCAGCTGACATCCAAACATTACTTACTGGAAGTAATAATATTACACCTATAACTAACCCGCAAACTGGTCTATACCAAGCGCAAGTAACTGGAGCTAGTATACCAGCTAATCAAACTCAATTATATTTGGTGTATGATTTAAGAGAAGTAACAGCTCAAAAACTTTGTTATAGCGCAGTAAGTGCAGCAGAAGCTTGTTGTGATTGTTTAAGTACAGGTGATGGATGTACAGCTGACCCAGCGTGTTGTTTTGGGTGTACGTCTTTTGCGGCATCGCAATTAAGATACACTCCAGCTGATGCGTGTGTTGCGCCAGATGGAGCAAATCTTTATCATTCAGGAACTGGTACTTACCCAATAATTGGTGATATCGTATATTCTTCTACTACTTGTGATAGTGGATCACATGTAGCTCAAGGATATTATAAAGTAAAAGTAGAAAACACAGTAATAGAAGTAGGAGTTCAAGGATTAGTAATTAGTAAAACAACATGTTAAGTTATGGCAGGATGTATAGGAACATATTATTATGATGGTACGAGTTTTTCCAGCTCGACATCAATTTATACCAACGCTTCACTATCAACAGTAGCAGCGGATGGATGGTATAGTTTGAATGGAATAAGTAGGGAAATGGTTGGAGGTGTGTTACAAGGCCCACTCGCCTGTGTCACATGTGCTTCTCCATGTACTGTAACACCGTCAGCAAACAGTTCTGGTAGGGGTCAGTTTAAAGCAACAATCGATTTAGGTACAGCTACAGGAGCTGTTATATTAAAGTTTAGACCACAGGGTATTCCTGATAAATTAACCTGGACTTATGATGGGACAACAGCATCGGAATACTCTTCACCAGCTTATGGTTATTTACAAGGCTTAATAGGTCAAATTGCAGCTGCAGGATTGACATCTTGCGATAGTAATTTAGGCTTAGGAAGTGGTCTTGACAATGCAACTGGAAGTAATGGAGGGTCTTATCCAAACACTCCTGTTTATAATTGGGATGCTGGAAGTAATTCTTTTGTAGCTTCAGGCCAAACAACAACATTAGGCCCTTATACTAATCAAGCCGCAGGAGGTGTAGATTTTACAGCCAACCCCCCAGCAGCTTCAAATGGTTGGGTATTTATGGTAGTACCAAAACCGAATGCAACACCAACTCAAATGTTAATAGATGTTGAAGCTCCTTGTAATGGTACAGCGTGGAGTATGCAAAGCTCTTGTCCAGCAGCTTTAACTGGAAACTCTACATTTACCGTAGCAAAAGCTTCAGCAAATTTAGCATGTGCTGAAACCACTAGAGCAACAACTTTATATAATGTGCCAGTTAACGGAACTGCAGGTGTACCAGGACTGTACGACTGGGTATTTACTGATCCTAATGGAGTCACTCCAGCATTAGGGTTTTATTCAAGCGGCCCTCAAGGGACAGGCGCACCATGGATAGAAGTAGGAACAGATGGAGTAGTAGTAGCAACAGGAACTTGTCCGTAAAAAATTAATTATGTCAGGAACATCAATACCAACTTGTCCAACGCTATCTTATAGCGGGCCTCCAGTAAATGGATGGCCATCTTTTTATTCCTTTTGTCCTGATTGGATGCAAGGGATGAATAACTTTTTTTACAGTTTTAAAGCTGGGCAATTATATAGACATAACACCAATAATGCTAGAAACACTTATTACGGAGTGTTTAGTCCTTCAACAATTACAGGTGTATTTAATGCTGAATCTCAAACAATAAAACTGTTTAAAACAATGTCTTTGGAGTCTAATGCTTCTTGGGCAGCCACTGAATTATTTACAGATTTAAGCACAGGATCAATGCTTAATACATATTTTGAAGAAAAAGAAGGAGAGTGGTTTTCTTTTATTAGAGCCAATGCAGGAACTATAAATTGGAATATGCGTTCAGCAAATGGTATAGGAAATAACAATGCAGTGTCAGGGCCTTTAGCAGCTACAGTAATAGGTTTTGCTGCGCCAAATTCACCAGGCTTCATAATATCTGTAGGAGATAACGCTTATTATAATAACGGAGGTGTACCTGTACTTATAGGGCCTGTAACCGCAATAAATAACAGTAACACAGTTAACCAATCAACTATAACAGTAGATGGTTCAGGTAATGCGCAACCACCTATAGGCTCATTTATAATGTATATTAAAAATGCTGTAGCTGAATCACATGGAGCTAGGGGTTATTATATGCAATTTACAATTTCAAACTCTTTAACTACGCCTGTTGAATTATTTGCTGTAGGTAGTAGTGTGATGAAAAGTTATCCATAGATTTTTATTATCTTTGCGTAAATGGATTTATATATTAGAGTATTAAAAGAAGGAGATTACGAAAATATATTAGTAGATTGGTGGAAAGATTGGCGATGGACTCCTCCTTCAAAAGAATTTTTACCTGATGATGGTAAGGGTGGGTATATAGTTTATGACGGTGAAGTGCCTGTATGCGCAGGATTTATGTATCTTACAAACTCAAAAGTAGTGTGGTGTGATTGGATAGTTTCTAATTTTCACTATAAAGATAAAGACAAAAGAAAAGAGGCTATTTATTTATTAATAGCAACTATAAGCCAAATGGCAAAAGATTTAGAAAAAAAATATGTTTATGCTTTGTTAAAAAATCAACCTTTAATAAACGCATACAAACAGCTAGGGTATCAAGAAGGAAGTACTTATACTCAAGAAATGATAAAAATATTATAATATGGCAGCAGTAACATCAGCAATAGTAGGGGTAGCTTCAGGAGCTTTCGGTGCTTATCAGTCGTTTTCTCAAGCGGCAGCAGCAAAATCAGCTGCAGCTAAAGCCGCTAAAGATTCAAAAAAATTAATGGCGGAAGCAAAGATTATGGCTGAGAAAAATTATTTCGAAGGATTAAATGTTCCTATGGATGCATATGAAAGACAAAGAGAAGAAAATTTAGTAGCTGGACAACAAGCTATTTCAGCATTACAAGAAGGGGATCAAAGAGCTTTAGCTGGAGGAGTAGGAGCAGTAAATCAAGCACAATCAGTGGCTTCAGAAAAATTAAGAGGAGACTTAGGTCAAGCATTATATGATAATGAAAAAATGAAAGCTGAAGAACGTAAGTCTATTAATGAAAACTTAATAGCAGCAAATGTTGGTGAGGCTAAAGATTTAAGAGCTGAAGCAGATTATCAAGAAAAAGCTAGAAAACAATCTATGATGTCGGGAGTTACTTCGGCTTTAGGAGCTGTAAGTTCTGCAGCAGATCTAGTTCCTTTATATGGTAAGAGTCAGTCTTCTAAAAGAGCGGAAGGTATTTATAAAGCAAACGAAAAAGCATTTAAAGAAAGAGGTATAGGCTCAGCAAGAGCGCAAAGATTATTATCTAATTTAGATAAAAATCAATTAAAAGATTTATCTAAAGAGGGCGCTATGTTTGATTTTGAAACTATTTTTGGTAAAGGTAGAAATAATAAAGCTGGAACAATGATGTTGTACGAAGGAGATATAGGGTACTATGATGATCCTTCAGACGATTAAAATAAAAATATGGCTAATTTAAAAGATAAAAATTTCTGGTCAGTCAGAGGTGAAAAGAGTGTAGCGGATACACAAATAGACTGGAGTACAGTATCTAAAGATATAACTACAACTTTAGAAACAATTCGTGATGAAAGAGCTTCAGCCAAACAAGCTATAGAAGATTCTACCAATGAGATGATGAAAGAGTTGATGAAAGGTGAAGACATCAACAACGCTACATTATCTACAGCATTAATTGACGGAGGACAGAGTGGAGCTGACGCTTTACAAGTTCAATTTGACTTACTGAAAAAAGGTTTAATAAAGCCAAAAGATTATAAAATCTTTATGCAGAAACAACAGAACGCATATACTAACCTTAAAAATGTTGTTACTAACTGGGATGCGTGGGATACTAAATCTAAAGAAAGATTAGCTATCGACCCTGCTACTGGGCTTCAACTTGCCTCACAACTAGAACAAGATTTTAACATAAGTACTTCAGCTTTTGGAAACATGGAAAACGTAAAGTTTATACCAACTGAAGATGGGGGTATGGAGGCTGTTAGGTTTATATACGATGAAGATACAAAACAATACGTAATGCCTGATAGGGACACGAACCCTGAAAACTTTATGAATCCTAATGTTATTGGTGCAAGACAAAGATTTGAAATGAATACCACTGACATTACGACTTCAATGAAAAAACAAACTGACGCTTTAGGTCAATTTTTAAGGGAAGAACAAATACGTTCTGGTAGAATATTTCAATCTGTAGAAGACTTTAAAGATTCTCCTAGTTATTTAACAGCAAAAGAAGACGCTATAAAAGCATTATCTACTACTGATTTACAGAAAGCCAATATAGCTGGTCAAATGGGTTATAGGTTTGCAATGAGTGAAGCTCAAAAAACCAAAATGATTAGCGAAGGAGTAGACGCAAGTAAAATTATTATGTATTCTTCTAACGATGGAAGGCCTAATTTTAAAGATGATGCATTTGATAATGTGGGTATAGAAGAGTTTTTAGGAAATAGATTTGATTCTCAATTAACAGATACATTAAAATTAGAAAAAGGTATCGACCCAATAAAACCTTCTAGTACTGAAACTCAATTAGAAGAACTAGATAAACTAAAAGGTACAACCATAAAAGATTACAACAAGATATTGACTTCAGACAACTTACCAGATGTTCAAGCAAGTTTAGAAGGATTAATAGAAAGTCATAACCAAGGAGTAACAGATAGTGGAAAAGGAAAAACTATTGTTGGATACAACTTAACTGATTCAGAAATTATATTTAAGTATGCTGATGGTAGTTCAAGTGACCCTATTGAAAGAGTAGACCTTGGGCCTGATGGAGAATTAGGAACAGATGACGATACAGATGTCGATATTCAGTCGCAAATATATGCTATAAGTGAAGCTCTTACGCCAGATGTGTTTAGGAACTCTACAGAAGTAAGTGATTGGATTAGTGAAAATAATTTTGAAGTAGGAGAGCAAAGAAGAATAACTAGCGAACAAGCGGATGCTATATTTGTTTCAGAAGACGAGAATGATAAAAAGATTGTGCAAGACGCTAAAGAGAGATTACAAAATAGAAAGGAAGACCCGATTCAAAATCCTACATCTGATCAGATTAAAAAAGAAATTATGAGGTTTGGAAAAGATGCCTATGAAGTAGACCTTGGAGGTACTGAACCATTTACTATGGATGACGCAACAGGAAGTGCGGATGATTTCTCTGGAGGTATAGTTACACCTAATGAAGACACCATAATGAATATGACCGCTGGAATCAATGAGAATCTTGGAGATATAAACGCTTCACTATTACAAGCTGTTAACAGTATGTTCCCGCAAGACATGATAGACTACATGAATGATAATGGTTTCCCTATATCAATAAGTTTGAGTAAAGATGGTTTTTCTGATAAAGATGCTAATAATATAAAAGACGGAAAAGTAGATATAGTAATAAAAATAGGTGATGAAGAGTATAGAATTACACAGAAAGATGCGAAGAAAAAATACGCTAGTGATGACATATCTAATGTTCCTTTTTATTCTATAATGAAAGACATAGAAAAAACTATTGTTAGAAATACTTATAACAAAGTAAACAAAAAAAGAGGGAAGAAAACTCAAAAAGGTAACATAGGTGGAAAACCTAAAGGATATTAATTATGGAGGAAAGATTAAAAAAGCTGTATGAAAATGCTTTAAAGTATTTCGATTTACCAGAGTATGAGCAGTTTGCTGTAGACATGCAAGAT